AAGAATATCCTCGGCGCTTTGCCAATGATCCATAGGGATCTGAGTGGCTATTGCCAGTTCTACTAAGAGTCGGCTGACGCTTCCTCTTGTATGACTTTTGGGTTTCCTTCACCTACTTCAACATCCGCGACCGATTCCATCCAGACATCGAGTGTCTTGGTTGGCTTGCCGCCTGCATCACGCTTCATCGCTGAATGTGCTACATAAAGGATGTCCCACATGCCGCCAAACTGAGAGATAACCTTTTTAGTGGTCATTTCCCATTTGGCGTAATCAGGTGGGCGAACCAGGTAAGTGGTTTCCGATCCATCAATATATTTAATTGTTATTTGCTGTTGCATTGTTTGCTCCCGTTTCTATTGTTTAGCTGAAGGTTTCTGTAACTGCACCCTTTGATACCTTGAAAGTAAAGTCTACTGTCTGGGCATCAGTTCCAGCGCCACCTGCTGTTGGAAATTCAGGCATAATTGGGAATGAGAATACTGCGCCTGTAGCAGCAGTAAGGCTTACTGTGATGTCTGTGTCTGGTGCTGTTTCAGCAGCAGCCCATAGAGCCTCGCATACTGAACCTGTCTTGCCCCAATCAGCGAGCATTGAAAGTGCGAAAGTACCCTCAATATTTGTGGTTTTGTAAGCTTCACCATCAAGTGTCTGAAAAGTTTCGCGAAGGTTTGTCTTAGTTAGAACTGCTGAAGTTGCTTGGGCTTCGATATCTGTTCCACCTGTGAAAGATAGAGAAATATCGCGACCTGTGATTACTGTGGTTGCCATTATTTATCCTTAGTTTGTTTGTGTGTAGTAGGTAGAAACTCTGATATCTGCCACCAAGACATTGCTAGGGCCGACCTGAGTAACCGTTGGTTTTTCAACCGCTCCGATTGTGTATCCAACTGGGATAACTTTCAGAACACTTATTACGAGCTGCTCGAGGTTGTCGAGCGATGCCGGGTTGCTGTTATAGGCAACTGCGACAGAGATTACAAGGTTAATTTTAGTGTGAAGTGTGGTCTTGCCGATTGTTTCTAATTCAAGATAGGGAGAATCTGGAACGCACACAACGAAAGGAACCATCGGCGCTTCTGGTACATAAGCATAGACATTGCCTGCGACATTGGCGAAGGCTGTGGCTAAAGGTTGACGAACTGTGTCCAGGATTGTTGAGGCTGGCATTTATTGCACCATTGAATCGGTGTCGATGTACGCCCCTAGGAGTCCTGATACGCGGTTAAAAAGGCTGCGGCCTAAACGATAAGGCGAGACATTTGTGAAGTCGATTCCCTCGATCTGTCCGCCTGGAGCGATGCGAGATTGGAATACTTCTACTGATACTGCGAGAACTGCTGATTCAACTGCGCTTACGCCTACATAGGTTGCAGCGCCCGAAAGAGTTGCCTTGCCTGAAGGGATAACATTTCTGCCATCGATGTCTGCGTTGGTAATTGATACTGTGAAGAATCCGTTGAAATCTCTATAAACGCCATCTACGAATACGCGAGAATTGGAGTTCATTACATAGGTGTCTATGTCGTAGTTGCTAGATTCCAAGATTGTAAAAGTGCCATTGAAAGGGGAGCCGCATCCTGTGATGACTACGCTCTGACCCTCTGAGAAGTTGTTCTCGCCTAGAACTGTGTAGTAAGCGATATTGTCCTGCAACTCCACGCGTGAAATTGGTGAAGCGTATGTAACTAGCATTGGCAAGATAACTGCCTCTGCTGTGTCGATCACATCTGTTAAATATGCGTCGTTATAAAGGGATGTAGAAACGCCAAGGATAGACCTTAGTTCTGCAACTGTAACGATTGAAGCCATCTCTACATCCTCTCTATTAAACGGCTGGGGGAGCCACCGGGAGCAGCAGCCCCCCCATGATTAGTTATTGACTACGCAACCATGAAACGGTAAGCGCCTGCGCCAAGCTTTGTAGCAGTTGCGCCATAGCCGTAGTATCCAACTTGAACCTGACCTGTTGAGATGAGGTTTGTCTGGAGTGATAGGCGTGGTGATTCGTACCAGGTGTAAGCATCTGGGTTGATAACAATAAGAGTGTTATCGCCAACGCCTGAACCATCTGTTAGTGCGCGTGAAACTCGAAGGTTAAGTCCGAGAAGGTTTCCGCGAACTGCTGTTGCAGTAAGAGTTCCGCCAGCGTTCTGAGGATTGATTGTCTGTTGGAAGATTGGGCGATTTGAACCATCGACCAAGCCCATGAGAGCACCCCATTGTTCTGGAGAAACTACGATGTTTTGTGCGAAGCCAAGAGTGTTCTTGTAAATAGAAACTGCTGCATCTGAAACGAAGTCAGCAACAAGAGCGCCTGTTGTAAGTGCTGCGCGGTTTCCGCCATCTGTTCCACCATTAACCATTGCTGTTGCAACTGCGTTATCTGTGGCCTTTGCGTAAGCAAACTCCATTTGACGAACGAGTTCAGCGAAGAATGCTGGTGAAGAACGATCTAGAAGTTCTAGTGAGAATGTTTGCTGTCCGATAAACTTCTGAACATTTACAGTTACGAAAGCTGCATTCTGATCTGTTTCTGATGGTGTTCCGCCTTCAGATGCTACTGCAACTGTTGGAGCAACTGTGATCTTTGGGATCTCGAAAGTCATACCTGCATCAGGTAGAGTTCCGCGAGAAATTGAGTCAATGAATGGGCGATCTGCGTTTGAGATGCCGTTAATGACCTCTGTGAGTTGGCGTGTTGGAACTAGGCCTGCGTTATCTGTAACATCTGCTGCTGCTGCAACATACATACGAGATTCTTCTGAACCTAACTTTGCGCGAACTGAATGCTCGAGATAAGAAGCCTTATCAACGATTGGGTTACGAACAACAGTTGAAATATAAGGTGCTGTTGCAGCCTTTACTTCAACCTTTGCAGCCTCTACCGTTTCTGCGGCAGGAGCAACTTCTGGAACGGTAGTGTCTGGCACTTGTTCTCCTTCTGTGGTTGATTGTGTTTCTTCCTGAGGTGTCTCAGAAACTTCATTTTCTACTGCCGCTACTTTCGCGACTTCTGCGCCTGGGATTGCGCCATCGGTAACGAGGCTGACCTCGATGAGGTTGGATGCGCTGATAGCCATAACGCCATCTTCGTTATCCCACTCTGCAACATCTACGCCAACGCTAAAATCTGAACGAAGCCCAGTTGCAGCTTCTTCTAGAGCATCGTTGCCTGCTGTTGTCTTGGCGATCTTAAATTCTGCTGTGATGCCTTCTGCATCTGCTTCGAATGAAACCATCTTGCCCAATGGGCGAGTTACATCATGCTGAAGAACCAACTTGATGTTCTTGGCCATGGTGATTGAATCTTCTTTGAACATCGTGCGCCCGGCGGATGTGCTGCCTTCAGCGTTCCATGAAACGATGCGGCCTGCGATGATGCGAGATTCTGTATCTGCCGCTGTGATCGCGTATGGCATAGTTATTTTCATCGGTTCTCCTTGTTGTCGATCAGATCTTCTTCTTCTTGAATCTGCTCAACGCTCATCGCGCCAATTCGATTTAAGATTTCATAAACTTGAGCGCGAGCAAGTGCATCTGAACGCAAGAACTCGTCTAGGCTAAAACGGATAACTCCAGTTGACGGGCAAAAATCTGGCATTGATAGGCGCTGTTCGATGCTTGCTAAAATCGGCTTCATTGAGAAGTCGATAAGGGAACGCCTTTCCGAAACGCTGTTGGAGTAGGTCATGCTTGTAGTTTCCGCACTCACGAAATATGCAGGAAGGTTGCAAGCGCGGGCCAATTCCAGAGCGACATATTGGCGAGCCTCATTTAGCTGCAGTTTGGCTGGATCGATGCCCAGCGCTTGCAATTCAACATCTGCATTTAAGAACGCAGTTGATTTAGTAAGGCGAGCAGTTCTCCAGGATTCTAGAAGTTTTGAAATACGTTCTGCTGGGAGATTAGTTCCGTTAGATTTGAGAACCTGAAGTGGAACTGGTTCTTTAGCAAAAGTTTCAGCGGCTTGTTCTAGTGCATGAGCGGCGCGGATTGTGCGGCCTGCTCGATTTAATAAACCTTCATCAAGTCCATAAAATACAACTAGGGAACCTACGCCCTGAGTCGGAACTATCGAACCATCGACTTGGTAACCAACGATTTCAGTTTGGTTGTTGTTAAGTTTTGGAGTTACGCGATCTGGAGCAACGCGAGTCCAAGCACGAACTCTGCCGGTGTCTCCGTACTGCTCGAGAACCTGTCCGTAACCAACGCCATGAAATAAAAGATCTTCTGCGAGCCAAGCATAAATAGCAGAACCAGGTACTCGAGGATCTGGTTGATTAATTACTGCTGGAGTTCCCATGTGAGAACCATCGAGCTTCGAATACTGCTCAAGTGGTAGAGCAGCAAGAGTTGAACAGATGATGTTACGCGCTCTGGCAATAGTTGGAACTGCCATTGCTTGCTGGCGGCTTGCTACGGATTGAGTAAATACGAAAGGATTGAAAGATGCTGTGTTGTTGAAAGGTGCAGGAGTCGAAGCCGCATCAACTGTGATTTCGGTTGTTGGCTTTGGCGTTGTAAATAAGTCCCTGATTCCCATTGGACATATTATACGCTACTGTCCAGACATTATCCTATCTGAATGTCCACTTCGGATTCTCCGCGTGTTGCGAAGTGAGTAACCATTGCTGAAGCAACTGCACCACAGACAATTCCAGATGCTTTGCGACCCATTACCCAACCACCATCGCCTCGAGTTAATTTGACGGCCGATAGAACCTGCTTGGTTAATTCTTCTTGATCCGAGTGAGCAAGGCGCATCGATGAAACCGCCGAGACAAACTCATCGCATGATTGTTGATATTCCTGTGAATTAACTTCATGGATTGGGATTCCTGCTGGAGCCAATCGAGCGGCAACTGCTGAGGCTGTCGATTTTGAGTAAGCAACCGCATTAACTGGAAACTTGCGAACCCAGTAAGCAATATCGTTGGCCATTTCAAGATCGTCAAGGTTGACCGGGTTGAACCAAGTATGAAGAAGGCTAACCATGAAGCGATTGCCTTCGATTCTCTGGCCTGCAACTAGCGAAGCGTGTTTTCTGTCTGGGCTGAGATCGATCGCCATCCAAGTATCTTTCTCGACATCGAGTTGTGGCAGATCATCGGCCTTGCACTTTTTCCATTCGGCTTCTGAGATCACAGGATTTATCATCGAAACGAATTGACACAATATCTCGGTACGGAAAATATCTTCTCGATCCGAAAGGCTGTCCTTGATGTTATCTTCATGAACTGTGTGGCCTAAGGATGGATTGCTTTGATACCAGGCTTCTTTATCGGTAATCTCGGCTCCTGGCTCGGCAGACCATTCAAACCAACCAATCGAATCATCGGCTCCTTCACTAGCTGCTAAACCTCGCTCCCTAAATTTATGCAACAGAACTGAATTAGCATGGCCAGCGTTGGAGTAGACATAGGCTTGAGGATTCGAGTTAGACATCTGAGTAAATCGCATC